GCCGAACAGGCTGACACCATCGAGCTGCTGAAGGGCTGCATCATGGAGCTGGCCGACGTGGTCTATGGCGACGGAGAGGAGGACACAACAGCATGAGCAAGATCGTCGAGCTGTACGTCAAGGAGCTAACCCGCGAAGGCTCCACCATGACCATCAACGACGTCCCGAAGAAACTGCGCAAGCAGGTCGAGGACGCCATCGCTGCCCTCGAGGCAGCCGCAAACGCCGGCACCGCGGAGGAAGGGGCGACCGAATGATCGCCCGGGCCCTCGCGTGGCTATTATTAAAAATTGCAGGAAAGGAGGAGCGTGAAATGCTGGTACGTCTGTATGCAGGCGAGATCATCATGGGCCGCATCACCGAGGACGACGTCCCCGCGAAGCTGAAGGCCCGCGTGCACAAGTATCTCGTCGACATGGGCTACTTCGACGACGTCGAGGAGTAAGCCCAAACAACAAGGAGGGCCGCGTCCTGCGGCCCTCCGGCTTTTATGAGGTGACACAATGATCGAAATCAACATCGGCGCGCTCGTCGTCCTACTGGGGATCCCGACGGCCGCGACCGGCTTCTGCTTCTGGATGCTCGAGCACAGGATCCAGAAGCGCGAGAAGCAAAAGGAGGCCGAGGAGGCCAAACGGCAGAAAGAGGCAGCGGCCCGAGAGCGTGCCCGTGAAGATCTCCAGATCATCACCATTCAGGGCACGTCGGCAGCCATCGCCCTCGGCGAGGCGACGGCCCGGGCCGTGCAGCGCATCCCTGACGCGCATTGTAACGGGGATATGCACGCGGCCCTCGACTACGCTGCCAAAATCAAACACGCGCAGAAGGACTTCCTCACCAGTCAGGGGATCCACGCGATCATCGACTAAGGAGGTGAGCAGCATGGCCGCAAAGAAGCGCCGGCGCAAGCGTAAAAAGAAAATCGAGGCGAGCAAAAAGCTCGCATACTGGGCGGCCAGCGTGGCAACGCTCAGCGCAGCCAGCTCTCTGCTGCTCTCTGCCTTCGGGCGCGACCCGGTCGGTGAGCTGACCGGCACCATCTTCACCGCCTGCGTCGGCTATCTAATCACATACGCCGGCAAGAGCCTCGGCGAGAAAATCAGCCGAAACCGCCACGGGCTCGACGCCGACGGCAACCCGCTCCCGGATCCGTCCGGGGACACTCTCAACAATGAGGAGGCAAAAGGATGAACACCATCGACATCACACCCATCGTCAACGCAGCCCTCGCCCTGATCGGCGCCGGCGTCAGCGTTTTCCTGATCCCGTGGCTGAAGAAGCAGACCACCGAGGCACAGCGCAAGGAGCTGACCGCGTGGGTAAAGATCGGCGTCGCTGCCGCTGAGCAGCTCTACGTCGGACAGGGCCGCGGCGAGGAGAAGAAGCAGTACGTCCTCGACTTCCTGAAGCAGAAGGGCTTCAAGGTCGACGAGGAAAGCGTCGTCAATGCGATCGAGGCAATCGTCAAGCAGCTCAACACCGAGGGCCTGACCATCGAATAACGGAGAGGGCGGGCTCCGGCCCGCCCTTTTTCTTTTTTACAGCTAAGGAGGTAAAACCATGAGCAAATGCTACGCATCGGCCGTTCTCGCCATCGCTGCGGCAGAGATCGGCTACCACGAGAAAAAGAGCAACAGCCAGCTCGACAACCCGACCGCCAACGCGGGCAGCGCCAACTATACCAAGTACGCCAGAGACTTCGACGAGAAGTACCCGAAGTGGTACAACGGCAAGAAAAACGGCTTCGCATGGTGCGATATGTTCGTCGACTGGTGTATGCTGACCGCCTTCGGATATGCGGACGCGCTGCGCCTGCTCTGCCAGCCCGAGAGATCCGCAGGCGCCGGCTGCACCTACTCCCTCATGTACTACGAGAAGCAGGGCCGTTATCACGCCAAGGATCCCAAACCCGGCGACCAGATCTTTTTCAGCACCGCGCACTCCAAGAGCAACGTCAGCCACACCGGCCTCGTCGAGAAAGTGGACGGCAGCAAGGTCTACACCATCGAGGGCAACACCTCCGACCAAGTGGCCCGCCGCTCCTACTACCTGAGCGACAGCTACATCGTCGGCTATGGCCGCCCGGCCTACGACGCAGAGCCCGGGAACGCCAACGCAGGCAGCCAGACGCCGAGCGGCAGCACCACCAGCGAAGTGACCTACACGGTCGTCGCCGGCGACACCCTGAGCAAGATCGCGGCCAAGTACGGGACGACCTACCAGAAGCTCGCGGCGTACAACGGGATCGCCAACCCGAACATCATCAGAGTCGGCCAGAAGATCAAGATCCCGGGAACCGCGACCCCCAAGAAAACCAACGCCGAGATCGCCAAGGAAGTCATCGCCGGCAAGTGGGGTAACGGCGCAGACCGCAAGAAGCGCCTCGAGGCCGCCGGCTACGACTACAACGCCGTCCAGCAGGCCGTCAACGCAGCACTCGCACGCTGATCCACAACTTCACAGCACAAGAAAACCCGCCCGGAGATCCCGGGCGGGCTTTTTCTGTTATGTGGGACTTTACTCCTCGACGTCAGGATCCGACGCTTCACCGGCGGCGAGCTCGGCCTCCGTGGGCTGGAACCGCAGCACGCGGCCCTCGGAGTCATAGAAACCGCCGAGCAGGATGGTGAAAATGTCGACCAGCCAGCCGATCCCGCAGACGCCAACCGTCAGCAGCCAGATGACGCCCGTGCCCTTCTTCCCAACATAGAACCGATGGACCCCGAAGAAGCCGAGGAAGATGCACAGCAGCAGCGCCACCGTCTTATTTTTCGGAGAGGTCGGCCGCTGCGCCGAAGGCACTCCGACCAAGCTCTCGCCGCTTCTGGCGACCCCGCCCGAGCTCGTCGTATATGACAGGCCCGTCCCGGGGATCCCGACGGTCGTGTGGCTCTTTCCCGTCGTGCTGACCGTGTGCTTCAGGCCCTTCGTGCCGAAGCTGACGCTCGCGCTCTTTTTGTTAAGGTTTACCCGGACGCCCGGGGCGATCTTGAAACTGCGCCTAAATCTGAAACCCATGCTACTACCTCCTGTTTGCCTTTTTTAGCGTTTAGTCATCTTTGGCATAATATTATCATGCCGAAGCTGGTAAAGTCAATATTGCATAGTCATCTTTAGCATAAAGGGAGGCGAGGGCTGCGAAGATATACAAACCAGACGGCAGGTGCAACATCTCCGGGGAGAGAGTCAGAGAGGAGCGGCTGCGGGCAAACCTGTCACAGGAACAGCTCGCCTACAAGCTCCAGATCATCGGGCTGGACGTCACGCAGAAGGTCATCAGCAGGATCGAGAACGGCAGCCGAGTCGTCGCTGACTACGAGCTGGACTATCTGGCGACCGCTCTCGGCACCACCATCAACCACCTGCTCGGGAAAGAATGAGAAAACCGCACGGCAGCGACGCCGTGCGGCTTTTTTTCGTGGAAAATCGCGGGAAAATGTTGAAAATCTGCCGAATTATGCTTGACATTATAGAGCAAATGCTCTATAATATAATCACAGGCAAGGGATAGCCGAGTACAGAAAGAAAGGAGAGCAAAACCGCGGAAAGGAGGCAAAGCCGTGGATGCTGAGCAGATGAAAAAACTGCTCGAGCTGCTGGAACAGGCTCTAAAGTGTGAACAGGTTGCCACCATTACGATCACAATAAAGCCGAACCAAAAGCCCAAGCAGTAAGGTCGAAGGACGGCGGGAAAAATCCCGCCCGCCGTTCCTTTTCATTATAACCACGAAACCACGGCAAAGTCAAGCGGGAGGAACAACATGGACATCTCGATCAAAGTGACCTACAAAAGCGAGGGGCTGCAAAAGCTCCGCAAGGCTGCCGGCCTGTCTCAGTCTCAGCTCGCCGATCTGGCCGGGATCAAGGTGCAGGTGCTCCAGCAGTACGAGCGCGGCGCCCGGGACATCAACGGCGCGAAGCTGCCGACGCTGCTGAAGATCTGCAACGCGCTGGAGTGCAGGCTGGCTGACATCATCACAGACGAGGAGACGCTCGAGCTCCTGAAAAAGTACGAGGAACACTGACACACAGAAGGGGCGGCCGGCGGGCCGCCCCTTTTCTTTTATCACGGAGGGGAACACAATGGGACAGCACTGGAGCCATCTGACGCCGACCAAGCGCATCCAGCTCGACGCCTTCATCCGCGCAGGAATGAAGCCGACGGACATCGCCAAGGAGCTCGGCGTCCATCATACGACCATCTACCGGGAGCTGAAGCGATGCACCTATGAGCACCTCAACAGCGACTACACCACCGAGACCAGATACAACCCCGAAGGCGCACAGGCCCGCTATGAGGCCAACCTCCGCGCCAAGGGGCCGGAGCTGAAGATCGGCAACGACTACGAGCTGGCCGACTACCTGATCGCAAAGATCCGCGACGAGAAGTACAGCCCGGAGGCTGCGATCGGTGAGGCCGAGGTCAAGGGCTGGCCCTTCAAGACCCACATCTGCGCGAGCACCGCCTATAACTACATCCGCGGCGAGATCTTCGGCGACGAGCTGACCGTCTCCATGCTGCCGCAGCACGGCAAGCGCCACCAGCCGGAGCGCCCGGCCGGATCCATGCCCCGCAAGCCCGCCGGCCGGAGTATCGAGGATCGCCCTGAGCACATCAACGACCGCAGCACCTTCGGTCACTGGGAGATGGACAGCGTCGAGAGCTGCCAAGGCGTCAGCAACACCTACATCGTGATGACCGAGCGCAAGACCCTCCGCGAGATCATCATCCCCTCGCCGGATAAGACGAGCGCCAGCGTCGTCGCTGCCCTCGACACCCTCGAGAAGAAAGTCGGCTCCAAAGTGTTCCCGCTGATCTTCCAGTCGATCACCTGCGACAATGGCTGCGAGTTTGCCGACGCCGACGGGATCGAGCGCAGCATCACCGGCCGAGGCCCTCGCACCGAGGTCTACTACTGCCACCCGTACCGGCCGAGCGAGCGCGGATCCAACGAGAACCAGAACGGCCTCATACGTCGGCACCTGCCGAAGGGCACCGACCTGAGCACGATCTCCTACGAGGAGACCAAGCGGATCGAGGACTGGCTGAACAACTACCCCCGCAAAATGTTCGGTTATCTGTGCTCCGAGCAGCTTTTCCGGGAAGAAATCGCCCTCATTCTGGCCTCCTGAAAATTATTTTTGCTTTTTTGTGCATTTACTCTTGACAAATGGCTATTTTAATGTATTTCAACGGACTGCTTGCGCTTCTTTGATTCATATGCTATTATCAGTTAGATCTATCTAACCGATATAAAGGAGTATCCTATGCGTTTTTCCACTTCTGCTTTCGCGCCCGCCTGCACATCCCCCAACCACTGCGAGGCCGATCCTCTGCGCCTCTATCCGGACGCCTCCGGCGGTGAAGCCGCTGTGACCCGGTACCGGGTATTCCCC